GGAAAGCAGTCATTTCGTCTACCGTCGACTGAGAGACGCAACGGAGGCGGCCTTCGTGGGACAGGAACCAGTAGCGGGTCGAGCCGGTAAGGGTGCGGGGCTTGAGTTTACGAGCTACGGTGCCGTCCTGTAATACTATGTAGGACGAGCCGGAGAGTTCGCGGTAGGAGGCGGGGGCCTTGGCTTCGGGGTTGTTCTTGGGTTGTTTCTTAAGCATGGGAAAGGGGGTCAGTTGATGGCACCGCGGCGAGCAGCGTCAAGGATGAGTAGGCTGTCTGCGTTGGCTAAGGTGACGGATTGCGTGGGCCACAGTTCGCAGGCCTTGGCCTTCAAGTGGTTTTTCCAGCCCTTGCCGTGGTCCTTCTTCTTGCCGAGGCCGTGGGCGGCTTGCCACGCTTGGGGCTTGATGCGTCGGAGCGTGTAGCCCATGGCGATAGAGGCGCCGTAGATGAGGCCGAAGTTCTGGGCGAGGCGGGCGATAGAGGACGCGGGGATGAGAGGGCCGTAGCCGGCGGTCGATGGTTCTTCCAAGTAGATCACTACGTCTTTAGCCAGGTCTTGTAAGGAGGCGATGAGCTGGGCGACCTCTACATCGCTTGCTGGCATCTTCTCGATTTGGATGTCGACGAAGTCTTGGGTCCAGACGATGGCTCCGCTTTGCCCGGGGTCTACGGCAACGATAAGTGGCTTGGTCATTTGGTTCTAGGGTCGCGCTCAAGTCGAGCCACGACGACCTTGGTGATGGTCGGGCAACGACGGAGGTCAAACCCTTTAGAAGCAAACCCTGCAAAGCCGAGCTGATGGGCGGCGTAGAGTTCGCCGATGGAGGGGGGGCGACCTAGCCGTGCCGTCAGCCGTTCCTCATTGAGGGTCAGCCAAGACGTGGCGTATTCACGGCTCACCCCTTCGTCCAAGGCCCACGAGTAGTACCCGTAGGTCGGGAGGCCGTGGCGGGCTCGCCAGCGGGTCGTATCGGCCCACGCAGCAGGGAAGAACTGACAGAGGCCACGCTCACCGAGTCGCCCGATGGCCTTGGGGTTGCCGGAGGACTCGACGGAGATGATGGCCTCGACCTGTCCAGGGGTAACGGCGTGGAGGGTGGAGGCCGCAAGGAGCAGGGCTAGGTTTCTCATCGTCCGTCAATGGTCGGGTGAACGGAGCCCGAGTCCTTCTCGCCGTTGCGATCAACGTACGTCCAAGTAAACAGGGCACGGCACCCGGTGGTGAGGTTGGCGTAGATAGAGACCGCCATGCAGTTGTGAGACTCGCGGAGGTTCTCTTCGGCAACGGCGGCGCACACTTGGATACGACCGAGGGCGTACTTCTCCGTCCAATCCCCTTGCAGGACGCGGTCCCGAGCGTAGGCGATTTGATAGGAGAGGCCGCGGATGACATGAGCCGGGGAGGCGAGCATATCGGGGGACATGGACAGAGGGTCGGGCATGGGTGTGATTAGTACTTGTTAATGATATCAACGAGGCTGGGGCCGTCGGCGAGGGCGAGGATGTAGGCGGTCAAGGCAAGACCGGCGAGGAGGGCGAGGAGGAGTTTCATGGGTTGGGTGGTTGGGGGTCATTACTTGGAGGCAATTTCGTTCAAGGCGTGAAGCAGAAAGCCGTCGCAATAGCAGCCGCCGTGAAAGTGTTTCCCAGTTGCCTGATAAATTAAAGTGGCGGCGATGCTCATCCACTCGGCTTTCCCTCCCTTGCGGCGCTTACAGGCGGCGTGGATTTCGATAAGGCGTTTGGCTAGGTCGGTGTTGGCTTGGGTGGTCATGTGTGTTGTGGGTACGCCATTGAGTTATGAGGTCTTTAGGTTTCCCGTCAACAGCAATCTAAACTATTTATAAAGACGCCATAGGTGACGCCTTAACCCCCTATCCCGCCCCTAAGACGCCACCCTTGACGGCCTACGGACTACCCCATTTGACCCCTCTGGCTTGCCCTAGGAGGCGTTTGCCCGTCGAAAGCGTAGAAAGACCGATACCCCCACCCCAAGGCACCCGACCGCTAAGGCCCACCCTAGGTCGCGACAGGCCCGAAGCCCCATCGTCGCCGAGGTCAGTTGGCGCTCAAGGTTCGCGTCGTCCGATTTCGTACCGGCGTCCGTGATCAGGAGGGCCATCGTCGACGACTCAGCAAATGAGCTGAGGATATGGTCCGTGATAATCGCCACGCTCACGGCCCCGACGCCCGTGCAGAGTAACAAAACCACCGTCGCCCACATCACGTTCGACTCACTTGCTCCGCTTGGTGGGTTTCTTTTTGCCATTGGGTTTCTTGCTTACCTTAGCGACCTCGGCGTCGCCCCGTGCTTTCAGATACTTGAGGACGTAGTCCATGACTTCGGGGGCAGCGTAGCCGGCGGCACCGATGACGCCCATGCGTAGACCAGGGGATGCGATGTGTTCTTGAATAGCGAACCCGACAAGGGCCGCGGTGATGGCGGCAGCGCATACGCGACGGATGACCCAGCCAGGAGTAACGGGTTCGGTGGACAGTAACAGGCGGGCCGTCATCGCAAGGCCTCCGAGGATGGACGCCACTAGGCCGTCTTTAATTAAGGACTGCGTGGAGTCGCCGTCGATAGGGGGAGGGGGGCTCATTTGCGGGCGACCAAAAGGATGAGGCAGATGTTGGCGACCGAGTAGCAGAGCCAGACGAGAGCCATCAAGTAGTTTCGGGTGCAGAGGTTAGCCACGCCGGCGAACAGGTAGGCCACGCCAGCGATGCCCGGTACGATAGTCGTGCAGAAGGTCTCGGCGGTCATTTGCTAATCCTCACGGGGGTCGAGTGTTTGCCCAACAGTACGCGGCGGTAGTTCTGCGACCACAGGGTTCGGCTCATCTCTTTGCCCAAGCGGTCTATCTCGGACTCGGCTAAGTGAGGCAGGGAGATATGAAGTTGCTCGTGGCAAAGAACCTCTAACTCACGACGAGGGGACAGGCGTGGGTCTATCTCGATGAGAGGGTGGGTCGGGTCCGTTGTCGCCATACCCCAGGCCTTCTCTTTGCCGAGAGGACGCCAGACGACTTTAGGCTGAGGGGCTTTGCGGCGGGTCATTGTGGTCGGCTTTAGTGTGCCCGCTGTAGATGTGCCAGCCCGTGAGGATGAGGCCGACAAGAAAGAGACCGCCCACGGAGGGGAGGAACCAAGGGGAGTCGAGAAGGTAAGGCACGGCGCCGATGCAAACGCCAGAGACGAGTAAGCCCGCCCCAATCATCACGCGACCAAAGGCGATGGCGAACCCACCGAGGACCATCATCCCAGCGGCGACCATCGCGTAGAGGTTTCGCTGACCCTCCTTCTTGGCCTCATCGACCTGTTTCTTTAACGTGTCGATTTGCTCGACCATTTTCGACATGACCTCGGCGTTCTGCTTTTGCTCGGCTTCGAGCTTGAGCCACATGGCGTTGATGTCGGCACGGGCGGCGGCGGCGTTAGCAACGTTGGCCTCGTAGGCCTTGGGGTCGGCTTTGGCGGCACGGGCCTGAGCGAAGGCTAGGTCGGCAGCGGAAGGGGGAGGAAGCCCGGCCTCGGCTACGGATAACTCCGAGCGGACTATGGCGGGTTGGTCGGCGTTGGCCTTGGCGACACTTACAGCGGCGGCGGTGCGGGACTCTAACTTGTCCTCCTTCTTGCCGACGACGTCGAGCGTGCCTTGAGCGGGCACGGGTTCGGGGACGGGCTCAGTCGTAGCACATCCAGCCAGGAGAAGGGAGATGACCAAAAGCAAACGCATAGTGGTCAGCCCGTTTACGTTACCGACCCTTGAGCGCGTCGAGGATGGACTTGCCCTTGTCCTCGGAGGCCTTGAGGGACGCGGCGTGTTTGCGGTAGATGAGCAGACCAGCGACGGCGCCGATCAGGAGCCCGGTGAGGAAGAGGATGAGGTAGGACATAGGTTAAGGGGTTACGGTTTCCTCGACGACGATGGACGGGCCAAGGTCAACGGGGGATTGTTTGGTCGGGAAGACGGCGACGCAATAGTCTTGGCATAGGGTAGACTCACTAGCGGTCTCCCAAGTCGTGGGGAAAATATCTTTCATAAGACTCGGCGGGTTGACGGAGATATCTAAGACCGCGTAACGCAGTCGCATTTTATAGGAGAATGGCATAGGTTTAGAGTCCGTAGTAGACGCGGGGCATTACCATACAGATGGTATTACTTGATGCCGTAGCCCCCGTAAGAATAGACGCCCCGATGTTTACGCGGTGGTTGTTATTCGAAACGCCAGTCGGTCCATCGGTAACTGTGATGGCTAGGCCGTTCTGGGCGTTCGAGTAGCAGAAGAGTTTAATGGTTCCAGCGCCGTCAGAGAAGAGCGACCAACTGTTGTTAGCGAAGTTGTTGTTAGTGATGGCCGTATTATAACTGACGTAGGAGGAAGCCTTCGCCGTCGTGCCGTCGTGATAGATGATGCGGATTTGAGCGGTGTTAGCGGCGGTCGTGTTGATGTGTACGCCCATGCCCTTATCCGCTAACGTGCCGACAAACGCCCCGCCAGAGTTGAGACCGATGGCACACCAGTAGTCGACGTTGATGGCCATACCGCCAGCCGCATCATTAAACGCCGAGAAGATTGCTAGCTTCTTAGACCAGTTGAGTCGGTACTTGGCGTTGACTGCGTTGCCGTAGAACTGCCCAACGTAGTTGGCGAAGGCCGTGTCGCGGTTCGTAAACATCGAGGCCCGTGAATTAGCAACCGCCCCCGAAGTGACTAGGTTGTACGAGTTACCCGCCGTAACGGCAGCCACCCCGCTGTTAGCCACGTTTGAAGTCCAGCAGACGGGGGGCATATCATACCAAGCGAAGTCGGGGATGTCGGAGACCAAGGCCAGCCACGCGGCGTTCTGACGGACGTAGGCTTTTGAGTCGGACGGGGCGTCATTGACAACTGCCAGCGTGCCGAGGCCAAGGTTTGTCCGAGAGGTAGAGGTGTCGGCTAGGCCAGACAGGTTGCCAGCCTTGGCGAGGTAGTCGGTCGCTGTAGCCGTTGCCATCGTGCCGAGTCCGCTAATGTCGGTGTTCGCCAACGTGATCGCCCCGGTGCGTCCAGCTACGGAGGTAACAGGCGCCGAGGTAAGGAAGCCCGAAGGGTTGCCAGAGAGCGGATAGTAAAGGCCGTTAGCCACCGTAGTCGTCGAGTAGGCCGAGAGGTCAACCGACAGGTCGCCAGAGGTGACGGACAACGGGGATGTGACGCTGGTGATGAAGTCAGGAGGGGTAGTAACCACTTCCCAAGCCGCGTCCTTTCGGGCGTACTGAGAGCCGTCAATCGGCGCCTCTGGAACACCCGCCACCGCCGCCGTTGTCTGCACGGTCGAGTCGGCGAAAGTGATGCCCGTGCCATACACCGTTAAACCACCAACGCCCGTTGCTAGATTGCCGAACTGTAAGGCGTTCCCGTTTAACTGTGTGAAGTTGTCCGAAGCGTCAAGCGAGCGGATAGTACTACCTACAACCGAGAAGGCCGAAGTGCCAGTTAGGTTCGCCTTGAGGTCGAGCGCCGCCTGTAGGTCGGTCTGCGAGGAAAGGGTGCCCGTGATGCCACCCCAAGCCACCGATGTCGCAGGGGTTACGCCGCCCACGTTAACGACCCAAGACGCATAGGTGCCAGAGCCCGTGTGGTTGTTGATGTCCACGGTTAGCACCCCCGTGCCAGAGTTATACGTCAGAACCTCCCCGTGCATATGGTTCGATGCGTCGTAGGAGATGGTGATGTTCTGGGTCGGCGTGTACGACAGGCCCGTGCCAATCGTAAAGGTCTTAGTCGTATTGCTAAGTGTGTTGCTCGTCGTCGAGGTCGTCAGATAGCGGTCGCCGGGAATGACAGTCGTCCAAGTTGTGTCGTAGGAGGCCCCGCTCGCCTTGGTTAGTAGCTGGCCCGTACTCCCGCCAACAGGTACGCCCGCACCCGTAGCTCCCGTAGCGCCAGTCGCACCCGTAGCCCCAGTCGTCCCCTGTATGCCTTGGATACCTTGGATACCTTGAATGCCCTGTGTCCCTTCGGGGATGCCAAAGTTAAAGACTGCCGCGGAGGATGTGCCCGCATTGGTGACGGTAGCCGAGGAGCCGGGGGACAGCGTTGTCGTCGTGCCGGCGGCAATCGTGGCGGCTGTGCCCGGTGCCCCGTTGGTGCCGTTGGTCCCGTTCGTTCCGTTTGTTCCAGCCGTCCCTTGAGGGATGCCGAAGTCGAAGACCGCCGCGAGGGCCGTGCCCGTGTCCGTCACCGTAGCCGGCGAACCAGGAGCAAGGGTGGTCGTCGTGCCCACCGTGATCGTCGGCGAAGGACCGGGCGTACCCAGTTCCATCGACAAGACAGCCGGAGCCGTTGCGAGGACAGAGACCGACAGCACCCCAGTCGTCTCAGCCACCGTTACCGAGAGCGTCCCTAAAACCTCGGAGGAGATGGTAATAGACATAGGTTAGGCGGTGACTTGGTCGATGATGTTAAGGCGCATGGTCTCCGAGTAGAAGACCGTCGAGCTGTAGGCAAAGCGAATATCCCAGCGAGCCCCGCCCAGAGTCCAAGCGTCGGTCGGGGAGTAGGCCGCCACAAAGGACAGGCCGTTACCCGCCATCGTGATCGTCAGGGGATAGGTCGCCCCAGAGTAGTCGATGACCGAGGAGGTGACGGTGGTCGTCAGCAGGTTAGCCGGACCGCCCGCTTGAGGGGTGTAGGTCACGGTCCCCGCGAAGGTCGTGCCGCGCTTAAATGTGACAGAGGTCGAGCAGGTCATGGTCTAACCTTGGAGGGGGGTCAAATTAGACTAGGATTTCAACCGTGCGGGACAGGCCACCGCTGTTAAAGTTCTTTGTGTAGCCCGTCCAAGGGTCGGACCAAGACTCGTTCTCAGCTGAGTTCTCGGGCCAGTCAATAGCCGGGGAGTCGTCGCCCGTCTCATAGTCCAGCTCGCCGAAGAAGTGGACGTTGTTGGGCATATACAGGGAGCCGATAAGATGCTGCGTGACTTTCCAGCCGTTAGCGTCCGTCCAGTTGATGGCGGCAATCTTGATGCGTTGGCAGTTATACCGCCGCACGACGCCGTTAATGGATTTGATTAAAGCCCCATAGACCACATCCCCAGGCACAGTAATTTCAACCGACTGCACCTCGCGGATAAGGTAATACTCTCGGAGGTCGCCGTGCTGGCCCGAACTATTCCAAGGGGTCGAGAAGTTCTCGGCGTCGGAACCGTCAGCCATGACCGCAAGGAAGGGCATAATGACCTGACCGATGTCGCCGATGTTATCGACGTTGCGGATAAGGTAAACTCCCCAAGCGTTGGAGCCGGTGGCAGGGTTTTCGCCTTCGGCAGGGACATACTTATCAATCTCAACGTTACCACCTTGGGAAAGGTAGACGCTATTTGCGTCCGTGCCTTCCGTCAGTTTGCCCGTAGGGTAGACAGCAAAGCCCTGCACGTCGTACTCGAGGGTTCGAGTCGTAGGCATTGAGGTCAGCTGTTGAGCGACGACGCGGCCCTTGGCGACCTGTACGTTATTGCCGCTCATCTCGACCTTGAACTGCTCGGGGCCGTAGGGCGTAACCTCTGGGAACAGGATTTCCAGCGACGCCCCGTCTTCCGAGTTAACGAAGTTGTAGCCCGTGCCCGGTTGGATTAATGCCATGTTAAGCGGTGAACTGTGGGTAGACAGCTCGAGGCCAGCCTTCCATATTAATGCGGATCTGGTAGGAGCATTTGTAGATATGCCCGTACTGCTCGAAGTTAACGCCAGACAAAAGAAGTTGAGCGCCGTTAGCGCCTTCCCAGTACTCCCCCATAAAGTTAGGCACTAGCAAAGGACCACCAGTCCATCCATTTTCAAGTGAACTGTGCCCGACGTTCTCGATAAACTTCTGAACAACCGCGTCGCTGCTTGTGTAGATGATGCCCGACAGACCAGTGGTCGCGGCAAGGTAGTTGGACTTTCCGTAGTAACCGCGGTAGATTGAGTTCGGGTCTTTGAAGCCCGTGAACTGATAGGTCGTTCCAACCTTCTTAAAGTGTGCGCCTTTCATCCCGACATATTCGCCAGTTACTAAGGTCGACGCTGGATAGACGGGAGCCGAGCCCGTGCCCGTGCCGTGTCCGGCAATCATAAAGTCCTCAGGGTCTAATCCATCTGGGACCGTTCCGTCAAAGAAGTTGGGGTGCGAGGTGATGCCTTCGGTCGCAAGGGACGCGGCCCCGCTAATGTTGGCGATCGTGTTGGTCGCTTCAGTCCATTGACCAGGGGACTCTGCTTCCCCGTCCGCTTCCGTGCAGATGCCGACATAGTCCACCTTGTATTCAATCCGACTGGTCGTCGTAAACTCGCGCTGGATTTTCCACGCTTTCATGAAGGAGAACTCTGGATGGTCCGAGCCCTTGAGGACAGGAATTCCAGCAAGGTCGCCCTGCCAGTTGACGGTCGAGGTCAGTAGGCCATAGCCGTCGTTTGTGACGTTGCAGTTTGTTTGCTGGACTGCGGTGGTGAGGGCGTTGCCCTTTTTGTTTACAGCCATAAGAGTTTATTGAGAGCCAGGGGTGCGGAGAGGGAACCTGTTGATTTGCATTTTGGTCGGGTCTTTGATGCCACCAGAATTAACCAACTGCCCGAGCTTTGAGTCAATGCTATCGAGTTTAGTATTGGCTTCCTCGGCGAGTGCAATCTGCGGGGAGTTGCCGACACCGATCACGCCCGAGCCCATCGAGGCCTCGCCAATCTTGGCCCCGACAGAAGTCAAAGCGGCGGTGTTAGGGATTGGCCCAGTGTCGGTTCCCTTTGCTTTACTATCAGCTACACCAGCAGAGGCGAGACCTTGAGCGCCGGCGATTAAGAAGTTACTGCCTGGGATTATACCAGTGAAAAACTCTCGAATTGCAGCACCCCCAGCACCCCGCCCAAAGATTGCCTGATAGGCAGATGTGGCGGCAATATACTGCAGGAGTTGCCCAAGTTTTCCGAGTTTGTCCATCATGTTGTCCAAGTCTTGGAGGGCTTGGTTGTCCATGATAGGTGTCTCGCCAAAAGTCTGGCGGAGTTTAAGCCGCGTCTGGTCGAGAAGGGGAAGGAGATCGGCTGAAACCTTGTCGCCAAAGATGGCGGTCAGGATGGTAAGCTTGTCGGCATCAGAGCCAGCCACCTCCATAGCCTTAGCAAGTTGCAGGAAGACATCCGTGGTCTTGATTGTTCCCTTACTAATTTGGTCGTTTGTAAAGCCAAGGGCTACAAGTTTCTGGGTCGCTGCAGCGTTGCCACTAGCGGCGTCCTTCATAAGGATACGCAACTCACGAGCAGCCTTAGAGACTGTCTGCATCGAAACCCCGGCTAGGTTTGCGGCGGAGGCTAGGCGCTGAAAGTCCTCTCCATCCATGCCAGACCTTCCGGCTTGGTCGGCGATGTCGGCATACTTTTTGACCGAGTTAACGACAAACTCAAAGCCTTGTTGAACTGCCATTAATCCCCTGTCTAGGAGGGCCATCGCCCCGAAGGCGGCTGTAAACTTTGAGGCTAGTCCGTTGGCAAAGTTGTTAGCGGCAGTCTTGGCGCGGTTCAATACAACGTCCGCGTTGCTTTTGGCTACTAGGTCTAGTTCAAGTTTACGGGCCATCGGAGGTTCTTACCCTTGCCGATTGGTCAAGGAGTTCCCTCTGGAGTTCCTCCTCTTCGGTGGTCAGCAGCTCGATACGCGAGCCACCTTCCGCAATACTGTTAAAGCCCGTGGACATCCAGACCGCTTGGGCCTCCGGCATCATCCACGCCCGCTCCTCGGTGAAGCCGTTTTTCATTAGGTTACTGACCACCTGTAAGACCCAAGGGACAGAGTTGACCGAGCCAGACTCGGCGCTCCGCTTCTCCCAGAACTTAGGCCACTGGGTGAGCAGGGTGAAGGTGACAAAGCGGTCCAGCTGGGCGTTGAGATAGCCCGGGCAGTGTTTCATCTTTAAGGCCTCCCACTGGTCTCGCCATGTGACGCGGTCGATGGGTTCCTCGGCGCACACCTTGACAGCCAGGAGTAGGTCCGCCGCAGTGATCTCTTTACCGCTTAGGACAAGCGGAGACTCAAGGGCGATAAGGTGCAGACGATGTTTAAGGCAGAACGGGTAAACGAAGCGTCCCAGGATAATGACCCGGGACGGCGACGTAAAGGCTAGGACGAAACGCTTGTCCAAGGTTTAAGCGTAGGAAGCGATAGACTCCCACTGCTTGGCCTTGATGCTAACTTTGACAAACTCCTTATTCCCGCCCTTCTCCTCAAGAGACTCAATCACGCCAACAAAAGTAGGGGTTGCGCCAGGAGCTAAATCGGTAGAAACAATAAAGGTAATGGAAGCGCCAAGCGTAGGCATATCAAGAGTCTTGACGATGCCGTCGACGGTCAGTTCGCGCATCTCGCCATCGTAGCGGGCCGTCACGGTCTTACCCGTTTCGTCCTGCACGGTATCATTCAGCTCGTAGTTCTTGGTCAGCGTGTAAGACTGGACAAAGAGGTTGGATACAGTTCCAGCCACGCCGTAGAGACAGGTGACGCCTTTTAGAGTTGCAGCCATAGTGAGTTCTTAACCTTGGGGGGTCGGTCAACCTTACGCGGGGAGGACGCAAAGCACCCCATAGGACAGGGTCGTATGCCAGATGCGGGACTCGTGGTCGTCAGCCTCGGCTTGGGGGGTGATGTCGTACAAAGCCGCATCGGCCTGAGAGGTAAAGACAGCACCAAGGTCGGTCACGCTGTCCATGTAGCCGGCGACCGCGGCACACCGGGCACGATGGGTCGTAAGGTTTGTATCGTCGGCGGAGGACATGACGTGGACTTCAACCTGGGCGAGGAAGTTGCCAAGGCCTTCAGGGAGGTCAGGGGGCGGGCTTGCGCTTGGGCAGTAGCAGATAATGCGGGGCAGGGACTGCACGTCGGCAGAGTCGCCCGTGCTGATCTGGATGCCCGCGAACTCGGCTTGAGCGGTGAGGTAGGTCGAGACGGCGGTCTCAACAATATGGCGGATGGATTTGGTGCCCATTGGGTTTATGGTTTGTTAAATAAATCGATTGGTTTCTTGAGCCGACGTTCCACTTCCTTCTCCAGTTTGTTGGCCCGCACGTTGATAACGTGGTTAAGGGTTTTAGCGGAGGTCGCCCTGCCGTCGTTGTCGCCCTGGTTGTTGCCGATGATTAGGGTGAAGTTACCCGTGGCCTGATTGCCGGCAAACCTTGAATAGCCATTGGCGCCCATATTGCGTGTAATCCATTTGGGCACCTTAGAGGTCGACGCGAACTGGACGCCTTCCGTCTTCTTAGGGGTTGGCAGGGACATAAGCGTATTAGCCCAGCCTCCCTTGAGAAAGCCGACGGCCTTCTTGCGCAGCTCGATGTAGGCTTTGAGTTTTGGCCCATCGACGAGGAACTTAATGCCGTTAAGGGCCGGGCCTTTGTTCTTGTGGATACGTCCGTTATAGCGGTCCTTGAATTGCTTGTGGATACCCGCAAGGTCGGTCGTTTCCTTGGGTGCTTCCTTGGCGGCGAAGCTAGAGCCGAAGCGGTTCTTAAATGCTTGGAAGTCCTTTTGAGGATTACCGCCTATAAGGATTTTCTGGAAGATACCGCGAGGGTCACGCCCTTCCTTTTGCCGATACCAGCCATTGGCTTTCTTAGTCATGCTTCCCTTGGCGATACCTTGCCAACGGAGGAACCCGCCTAGATCGCCCTTGCTCACGGCCTCGCCCATCTTCTGGAAGGCGGCACCAGGGTCGTCCTTTGGACGGAACAGGGTTTGAATGTCCACGTTTACGGCCTCGTCGCCCCAGCGTTTAGCGGTCCCAGTCAGGCCACCGCCCCCGCTCTTGGGCATTGGGGGACTGTAGCGCATGAACTCGTAGCAGCAGAAACCAGCCTCGCGAATGAAGCCGTCCCGCATAGAGATACCAGCCGCCAGTCGGAACTCGGTAAGGGCAAACTGAAAGCGGTCAAAGGAAGCCTTATTGACTACGACTTGGACCGTGGTCGCCACTTACTGGGTGTCCGTGTGGACCGTTAGGATGACCCAAGCCGAGCCGGGCTTATACAGGGATGCCACGATGCGTAGGCCTAGGTTCGCCGCTGTGACCTTTTTACCGATGGCGAGGGCGGAGATGGCTACCCCGCCAGACAAAGAGCCTGTAGAGCCACCCACGTCCCCGTCTGCGGTGGTCCACGCGGTGGAGGTAGCGACGACCTTAAGGTTAAAAGAGGTCTGGTTAACAAACCCGCCGGCATCGAGGGTCTGCTGGACGGCGGCGTCGGAGGCCATGACGCGGAAGACCTCGGCGGTGGCGCACGTCATGGGGATACCCCAGTCGTTTACAAACTCCTTAGCGTCGGTCAGTAGGGTCTCCGAGTAGTTCATGGTCTAACCTTGGCAGGGAGTAAAAACAAAAGACCCCCAAGCGGTTAGGCAAGGGGGTCTCGTTTAAGCGGCTAGGCCGCAACGCTTACGCCGTCAGAAGACGACGGAGGGAGGTAGCAAGACCGACAGCGCAACCGAAC